ACTAACACAGCACAAATTTTCATGAGAAAAGCAGAAGTATCATATAAAAAATTAAGTACTACAGGTACAGTTAATACTGGTTTAAATGGTGGAACCGTTGACGGTGTTACCGCTGGATTAGGTTTTGAAATAGCAAATAATCCTATTATGAATGAGCTGGACAATCAGGTTATGCTTAATTTGAAAGGCATGGCAAGTGATATTGACTACTCAATTTTACAAGGTAGTTATCAATTAGCTGCAAGTGCTTCTACTGCTGCAAAAACTAGAGGCTTGGCAACTGCAATCAGCACAAATGCAACAGCAGCTGGATCTACTGCTTTAACAACTACACATGTAAACACTACATTAAAAGCAATGGTCGACAGTGGAGCAATTTTACAAAATATTGTTGCTGTATGTAATAGTTTTCAAAGACAATCAATTGCGGCTTTATATGAGTTTGTGCCTCAATCAAGAACAGAGGGCGGGGCAATGATTCAAAAAATTTATACAGATTTTGCAGAAATAGAGATCCTTTATGATCCTAATATGCCAACTGATAGTATATTTTTTATTGAAATGTCAGTTTTAAGGTTAAAATGTGTTCCTGTAAATGGAATGGTATTTGTAATGGAAGATCTAGAAACTGCTGGTGCAAGTTATGCAAAACAGTTATATACTCAACTAGGATTAGATTATGGTCCAGAAGAATATCATGGTAAAATTACAGGATTGACTACATCATAGTAAAGGGATGTTTTTAATTATCCCTTTACTATATTATAAAAAAGTAAAGGGGAAAATATATGGAAATAAATGAAATAATTACATTTATAACTAATAATGGAATTGCTGTTGTTTTAATGGTTTATTTTTTAAGAAATAATCATAAAAGCACACAGGAACTAATTAATAAAATTCAAGCTTTAATTGATATTAATAAAGATCTAATTAATGAACTAAAATTTATTAAAGAAGATCAAAAGACAGTATTAAAAGTAATAGAAAAATGCAATATAAAATAAACACTATGGAACGAACGACATTTATTTGTCTACTAGTGTAATTTTTCTCCATAGTGAAAACTAGGAGGTTTTTTTTATGGCAGATTTTTTGGATGAAATAAGGCAATATTGTAAAAATCCACATTTAAGAAAATTATTTTATATTTTATATGATACAAGTACAGGTCATGACCATGATGGCACTAATAGTAAATCTGTTACTACAGGTACACCAGGTGCCGGGACTGTTACAAATACAATGTTGGCAACTGATGTAAAAGTTGGGTCTTTAGCAGCATTAACAACAACTGCTAATAGTAGTGTGCAAGCTGCAATCAATGAATTAGACAGTGATATCGGGGATTTATCAAGCTTGACTACTACAGCAACAGGAAGTTTAATGTTAGCTATAAATGAATTAGATGGTGATATCGGTAATTTAGCAACACTTACAACAACAGCTAAAAGTAGTGTTGTAGCTGCAATAAATGAACTAGATGCAGCAAATTCATCATTTGCAACATTGACAGGTATTCAGACCTTAACAAATAAGACTTTAACAAGTCCTACAATTACTACTATGCTAATTAATGATGGTGACACTGGATTAACTGTTACAAGTGCTAATCAAACTCATGCAGCACCTACAGCAACAATACCAGATATTGGCGATGCTGCCGATACTTTCGTTATGAATGATACAGCGGCAACATTAACTAATAAAACAGTTACCGATTTATTAATTGATGATACTGATGCCGGTTGTACTTTGACAAGTAGTGACCAGACAGCAGCTGATGCAACAGCAACTATACCAGATATGACTACATCAGATACTTTTGTAATGTTGGCGGTTAGTCAAACTTTGACTAATAAAACATTGACTACTGCAACATTGACTACTCCTTTAATTGATGATAGTGATGCTGGGTGTACATTAACAAGTGCAGACCAAACCGATGCGGCAGCAACAGCAACAATTCCAGATATGGGAACTTCAGATAATTTTGTAATGGAAGCAGTTGCACAAACTTTGACTAATAAAACTCTTACAAGTCCTACAATTACTACTATGCTTATAGATGATGGTGATGCTGGATGTACTTTGACAAGTGTTGACCAAACTAATGGAAGTGCAACAGTTACAATACCAGACATAGGTGATGCAGCTGATAATATGGTATTAGAAGATACAGCACAAACATTGACTAATAAAACATTGACAAGTCCTGTTTTGAATACTCCTGATTTAACATTCGGATATTCTTCACATGATTTTAGTGGTGGAACTTCAGATTGGACATTATCAGCATCTGAAGATAATTCTTTAATTTTAGATGTTACAAACTCAGGGGGTGCAACTAATATAAATGCACCAGCAACAGCTGGAAAAATGTATATTCTTAGAAATGAAACAGGATCTAATTGTACAATTCTTGTATCAGGACAAACAGGCGTTGCAGTAGCAACAAATAAAACAGCAATAGTTAAATGTAATGGTACTGATTATGAGAGGGTGACAGCAGATGCCTAATTTTATAACTAGAGTGTGTCAAGCTGTTTTTGACACTTTTGTAAATGCTATTAAGGCTATAGATACAGATCATTATTATATACATGCTGGTAAAAAGTTTTTATATTTGGTTGATGCTGTAACAATTGGAACTGGTGCCACTTATGCGGTTAGTTTTTTTACTCAGGAAGATACAAAAGAGATGCATTGGAGGCCACCTATAGTAAGTGATAGTGCCGATAAATTAACAATTAGTTTGTTTGAAGGCGATGCATATACAGGTGGATCAAATGGTAAATCAGCTGTTTATAATTATTTAAGGAAATCATCAAATACAACTGGTTTACAGGCTTTATCCTATGGATCAACACATGTAGGCGGAACAAAAATATACCAGGATTATATTGGCGGTGGGACTTCTGTTGGTGGAAGGTCTTCAGGTGGAGAGACAAACCAAAAAGAAGAATTAGTTTTAAAAGTAAATACCAAATATACGGTTTTATTTTCAAATGCATCAAGTGGCGATAATATAGTAAATGCAATTTTAAATTGGTATGAGGAAGATGTAATTTCCTAATGCCAGGATTCAATAATATATTAAATTTTATTGGTATTTACAATGATAAAAAATTTGAAACCTTACATTGGGTTGGTGAATTTTGCGTTGGTAAAATGAATTATTATGTTCCTGTTGACACTGGATATTTAAAGAGTAGAAATACATATGAAGTTACTAGATTGTTTTTTCAAAGATTAAGACTTAAAAATGATGCTTTTTATGCTGGTTTTATTGAATTTGGTACAAGTAAAATGCAAGCTCAACCATTTATTAGGCCATCAATAGAAAATCATCTTGATGAGATTAGAAGGATTGCTGGGGGTGTATGGGATGGACTTTAAAAGTTTAGAAAAATATATAGCTAATAGAATTGACGATTTGACAACTTTAGACGTTCATAATTCTAAGCTTCCTATTGATGATGATTACCCATGTGTAATATTTAATCTTGGATCTTCTTCTAATTCTGTAAGGTTAAGAGATGATTATATATTGACACTTGATTATTGGTCAAATAGTGAAGATAGTCAAACAATATCAGCACAGGCAGAATTAGTTAAGACAGGATTAAATTATTATTGGCAGAGTGAAACAGAGGGATTTTATCAAAGTCATATTATATTTATGGGTAGAATACCAGACATAAAACCAAATACAAGACGGATACAACAAAGATATTTATTAAAAGTGAGGTGATATCATGTCAAAGGGTTTAAGTAATTTTGAGGTTCCATTGCCCAATGATTTAGCTTTAGGAGAATGTCAAGTAATTGGTGATTATGAATTACCAACACAAAGAATTATAGGTGCCACTAATGGAGGAGTAAAGGCAACATTAGAAAGATCTATTAGTGAAATGAAATTTGATGGAGCATATGGACCAATCAAGGGAAAAAGAAGATATCTGAAATTTATTAGTAAAATTGAGTTACAAAGTCTTTGTTTAAAATATAACCTGCATGACGTTATATCTGATATGGAAAGTGATGGGACTTGGGAGTCCCAGGACTGGGGTCAAAACGGTGGTACTTATACAGCAGAAACTACACTAAAAGTACAAGGAGAACAATCCGCTAAATGTGCCGCTGATACTGTAAATTATGGTATACATGAAGTTTTTTCAAGTAGTAAAGATTTGACAGAATTTTCAAATGGAGAAACCTCTGGCACAGGTGACAAAATCGGATTTAGTATTTATATTGCTACACAGGATATAACTGATTTAAACAGTGGTAATATAGAAATTGCTTTTCATATGGATGCGGAAGGTACGGAGACAAATTTATATAAATATGATGTTGCGGCTGCTAGTCTATCAAATGGATGGAACCATATAACAGCATTAAAGAGTGCATTTACAGAGGTTGGCACTGGTGATTGGTCTGCTGTTACTGGTGTAAGCTTTAAACTAGACACTGCTCCAAGTGCTGAAGTAGTTTTTTATGCAGATTGTATTTATTTAATACAAACTAATTCCGTATTAAGATCAAGCTTATTTCCTGTTGATGGTGGTGGAATGGGTGTTACTGATGAAACGACATATTATGAATATACACCAGATTTAAGTATTAATAGAAATGATTATTATAATAATATTGCTATTGTAGGCCAAAAACAGGATGGTAAGTCATGGATATTAATATTTTATGAATGCCTAAATGATGGGGCTATTAGTTTGGCAATAAATGAAAAAAATGAAGTAATTGGGCCTACCACATTTACTTCACACTTTAAAAAAGGAACTAAAACAACAATACCATTTAAAATAAGAGATTATGACGTTTAAGGAGGTGTGTATTTATGGGTACTGAAGGAGTATTCACGCCAATAGTTCCAGCGGATAGTGATATATTGCTGGGTGAAGGCATATATTATGCTGATTATGGAGAAGTAGGCCAAGCAATAATTGGGGCGACACGTGGAGGATCAAAAGTTGAAATAGAAAAAGTTATTAAGGAAATGGAATATGATGGAGGATATGGTCATACTAAAGAATTAAGAAGATATACAAGATATGTCCCACGTTTTATGGTAAATTTATTAAAAATGACATATACATCTTTAGGTTATGCTATGCCAATGGATTCAACAGACTTGGGTGACTATAAAGAAATGGTTTGGCGTTTAAATATTGAAGATACGGATTATTTAACAAATATTACTTTTGTTGGGAATAAGCATGATGGAACAGCAGTTATTATAAAAATACTTAATCCTTTGAATGATGGAAATATAGTTCTTGACTTTAAGGAAAAAGACGAACTGGTAAGTGAATTACAATATACTGGACATTATGCGGCGGCTACACCAACTACACCACCTATATTAATATGGGAATATAAAGCAGCATAGAAAAATAATTGAAAGGAGTTAATTTATGGATATTAAAATAAAGTTTAGGGATTTATTTATATTAAGTGAGATACTTGATAAAGTAGAAATAAAGTCTTATTTTGAATATATAGAAAGAAAATTAACTAAAATAGAAAAAGAATTTAAGGCAGATTTTAATTGTGAGCTAGCTGAAGAAGATTTAAAACAACTATCAGAAAAGAAAAAGATCACAGCCGTTGGAGATGTAGCTGCTTTTATTGCCACAAAACTTTATAAAGTAGAAAATGAAATTGTGAGGCTTTTTAAAAAAGTATGTAAAATGACTGATGATGAAATTGATAATTTAAGTATTTCTGATACTATTGAGATTTTAAAAGAAATGTTCAATCAAGGTTTGCCAGAAATTGTAAAAAACAAAATGGATGATACTTTAAAAAAAACATTGTAATTGAAAACTTAATGTTTATTTATAAAGATTATAATTATGTTAACTATATTTTAGATCTGTCTTATATTGAAGGTATAAAAATTTATACTAAATGTATAGACAGATTTAATAATATAGAGGAAGAAAAAATTGATAACAGACAATGGGAATTATATTTATTAGCTTGTCAACATGGGGCTTTTGAAGGTAATTTTGAAGATTACAAGAAACAAAATCAAATACAAGCTGAAAATAAGACTATGACAGATAAAGAAGCAAAAGAAGAATTTGACAGAATTAATAAAAATGCAAGTAAGATTATTGAATTAAGCAAAAGGATGAATAAAAATGAAAAAATTAAATGATAAGGAAGATTTTGAAAGAATATTAAATGATTCAAAAAAAATAAGCGAAAATTATCATAATAATGATGATTTTAGACAATATACTCAAGCAATAATTAAAAAAGTAGTAGATCAATTAAGGCTTGAATTACAAATAAATAAAAATGATGGATTATTTCAATTATATGATGATGTATTTAATTATTGTGTGAATAATGAAATCCAAATTAATTATAACTTACATCAGAATTTTATAATTGATTATAAGGATTATTTACTAAAAAAAGAAGGTGAAAAAGATGCCAATTGTAACATTAACGGAAGCTAAGACACTACTACAGATTAGCGGATCTATATATGATTCATTAATTACAATGATAATACCTATTGTTGAAGAAAAAATTATAGACCATTGCAATAATCATTTTATTGATGAATATAATAGTCATTTAGGAATATTGCCAAGTGTTTATACATATGGAAATACATTTGAATTTATTAATAGTGATAATTCAATTAATAACGCTGATAAAGATTTTACAACAATGAATTTTAAGGTAGGGGATAATATTAGAGTTTATAATTCAATACATAATGATAGAACATTTACAATAAGCTCAATTGCTGCAAATAAAATAGTTGTAGATTCAATTAATACTGTAAATGATGAAGATCTCGATAACACTATAGTAATTGCAAAGGTAACATTTCCAGCATCATTAAAAATAACTGCATCACAAATGATTAACTGGAATTTAAAAAAACATGGGGTATATTTTAAATCAGAGAAATTTGATGATTATTTATATACTAGGGACGATGAATTAGTTGGTGGATATCCTTCAGCTATTATGGATGGTTTAACAGATTATTGTAGTGCATACTTAAAACAAATACCATTTAATTTACTGTATATTAGGCAAGATTAGGAGGTGTGAAATATGTCTTTATTAGATGTCATGTTTATTAGTGCAACAAGAAAAACACCGACTTTTTCTAAGAATACAGAATATGAAAGTGTTCCTAGCTATGCAAGTACTACAATTAATTGTTATGTAGGTAGTTCTACAGATTTTGAACAAATGATTGCCGGTAAATGGACAATAAAAGCCCAAAATAAATTTTATGCTGATACTAAATGTACACATGGGGATATTATCGTATATAATGGCGAAAATTACCGATTAATTGGAAAAATGAAAGATGCAGGTGGATTCACTCATCACTATAAGGGATATGTTGAACATTGCACAAATATTGATTAAGGAGGTGAGAAATCATGCAAGTATTTGAAGTATTTGGGGATCTAATATTTAGAGATGGAGACACTGAAAACAGATTAAGGAGAATTTCAAGCGTTGTTGATTCTGCACAGGAAAAAATGGTTAATATCGGTAATGCTATGTCAAATGTTGGTCAAGGCTTGATGGATTTAGGGAGCAGAATGACACAAAGCTTTACTGTTCCTATAATCAATGCTGTTAAGGATTCAATTAATTTAGCAAGTGATTTAGGAGAGGCCTACAATGTAGTTGATGTTACTTTTGGTAAAAATTCTGATAGAGTAAAAGACTGGTCTAAAAGTTTAATGGACAGTTTTGGATTAGTTCAATTAGAATCTATAAATTATGTTGGCTCAATGGGTGCAATGTTAAAATCAAGCGGTTTTACTGCTGAAGCAAGTGAGGAAATGGCAAAAAAGATAGTTGAATTAACTGGTGATATGTCGTCCTTCTATAATTTGTCACATGAAGAAACATGGGAAAAATTAAGAAGTGGTATAGCTGGAGAAACAGAACCATTAAAAGCTTTAGGAATAAATATGAGTGTTGCAAATTTAGAAGCATATGCACTTACAGAAGGTATAAAAAAATCATGGAATGAAATGGATCAGGCAGAGCAGACAACACTTAGATATAATTATTTAATGAGTGTAACTTCTGATGCCCAGGGCGACTTTGCAAGAACTAGTGATAGTTTTTCAAATCAATTGAGAATACTAAGCGGAAGATTTACAGAAATGAAAATAAGTTTGGGTGAGAAATTCTTGCCTTATGCTAATATGGCTGTTGGTGTTGCTTTGAAACTTGTAGAAAAATTTCAAGGTCTGCCTGGACCAATACAAAAAGTTATATTAGTTATTGGTGGTTTAGCTGCTTTAATTGGACCTGCTGTTGCTTTGCTAGGTGGGTTAGTTGTAGTTGCTGGTGCTGTAGCTACTGCAATTGGAACAATTGGCGCACCTGTATTGGTTGTAATTTCAGTGGTTGGCCCATTGCTAGGAGTTTTATATACATTACAAGCTGTTTGGATTGGAGTTGCAATAAAAACAGGTTTAGTAAAAAAAGCTTTTGAAAGTGTTAATCTTATATTAAAAATATTTTCTGATATTATTAAGGGTGATGTTGACAATGCAAATATGAAATTACAAAGCGGTTTTGGTATGAGTAGCAAAGAAGCACAAAAATTTATTAAAAAAGTTTTAGATGCAAAGGCAAGATTAATACAATTAAAAAATACTGTCTTAGATGTTAAGGATCTTATATTATTAATCTTTACTGGAAAAACTGACAAAATGATGCAGCAGCTTGTTAATAAATTTGGATATTCTAAAAAAGAAGCCAAAAAATTTGCCGATGGTATTGATAAATTAAAAAAATTAGTAAAAGAATATGGAGAAAAAGCGAAAGATGTTGCAATAAATGCTATTGGAAAATTTATTGATTATACAAAAAGAGCTGCAAAATTTGTAGTTGACCATAGAAAACAGATTGCTAAAATTATTGAATTTACTATTAAATTAGGTGTTAAGACTCTTGAAGCTGGCAAATTAATTTATAGTATATTAAGAAAAATGAAAAGTGAATATGACAAAACCAAATTAGCAACACAGGCCGTTTTATTATTAATTATTAAAAAATTAGGTCAATTAAAATCTAAGACAAAAGATGTTTTAGAGTATTTGGGAACTAAAATATTAAAAGTAAAAGGATTCTTTGACAATTTAAAGACATCTATAGGAAATGTAATTACAAAAATATCTGGAATAAAATTCCCAAGTCCTCCAAGTTGGATCCCTGGATTCGCTGAAGGTGTTTTAAATTTTGCTGGTGGTATGGCACTTGTAGGAGAAAAAGGTCCTGAATTGGTAAGGCTTCCAAAAGGAGCCGATGTAATTCCAAATAATGAAATAAAACAAACTATTAGTAGCTTTAGAAGCATAGAACCAACATTTCCTAAACCAGAAAAATTAAATGCTAATAATATTATTTATTTAAATATGTATAATCAAATTAGTGAAAAAGTTGATATAAATACATTTTTTAATAAATTTATGGAACTATTAAAAAGTCATGGGGTGAGTGTTAGAAATGGGACTTAGAAGCATATTAATTAGCAATGGACAAGCCTATGGCGATGGATATTATGGTGAGGGATATTATGGCGGATTTAGCGAGGTAGACACAAAAAATAACTGGACTTTTCAAAAAAAAATTAATAGTCAGAGTTCTTTTAATTTTACAATAATAAATAATCCAAATAATTTAACGATTACTAAAGGTTTAGAAGCTATGTTACTAGATGGAACAACTAGAATATATCATGGGATTATAAATAAAGTTGAACCATATGAGGAAAATTACAATGAGTTATATTATGATATTGAAGTTGTTTCTTTTGAAAAACTGGCAGCAAAAAGGAAAATAGGAGCAACTTTTTCATCAAAATCAGCTGGATATATAGTTAAATATATAATAGATAATTATTTAACTTATGAAGGTGTAAGTTATGGGACAATTCAAGAGGGGCCTACTTTTGATATAGTTTCATTTAATTATTGCACTATTGAAGAAGCATTAAATAAATTACAAAATTCTGCACCAGGATATAACTGGAATATAAATATAAATAAACAATTAAATTTTATTGCTAAATCAACAGCCAAATGTACTACTATTATTAATAATAATTTTCTGCATAAAGGTTTTAGGCCTGTTGATACTCTAAATGAGTACAGAAATAAACAGTATATTGAGGGTGGATTTAAAGAAACTCTATTACAATCAAATTTTATTCCATCTCCTAAACCAGATGGTGAAAGTCGCGTATTTACTGTAAAATTTCCTATTGCTAGGGAACCAGTCATTGAAACCAATGTTAATGGTGCTGGTTGGGTAACTCAAACCGTTGGTATTAATGGAATTACATCAGGTAAGCAGTTTTATTGGACTTATGGAAGTGCTGACATTGTACAGGATAGTAGTGAAACTGTTTTAACTGATGCTAATCCAACAGCTGATCAAATAAGGGTGAGTTTTTACGGACTTGAAAAAGTTAGAATTGTTTATGATGATGTCGCAAAAATAAATGAAAGGGCTGCTATAGATGGTAATTCTGGTATATATGAGGAAACATTTCAAAATAATGATATTAACTCAAATGCAGCTGCTATAAATTACGCAAAAGGACTTATAGAAAAATATTCAGATCAAAATTATATTAACTTGACTGTTGAAGACGACATTGTCGACATTGATATTAATAAGCTTATAAAGGTAACCAAACCTCTTTATGGTATAGATGATTGGTATTTAATAGAGTCTATAAATGCAAGTTTTCAAAATGCGGAATACATTGAATATAAAATAAAAATTATATCAGGTGAATTTGTAGGAAATTGGGAGGACTATTTTAAATCTTTACTTACTAAGGAAACTAATATTATTGCAAGTGATGTAATAGTTCAATACAAAGATATCAGCGAAAATTATACTTATAGTGGGACTTATGAAGTAAGACAAAGTTATTTATTAGCACCAAGTAAGACATTAGCACCAAGTAAAACACTATCACCAGGAACTACAAAACTTACTACTACACTTACAGATTAAGGAGGTTTGATATGGATTTATTACAGAGATATAAACATACTGGTGTTTATCAGTGTATAAAAGTAAAAACATTAACAGGTAAAGTTATTGAAAAAAAAATAATACTTAATACTATAACTAATTTGGCTTTAAATGAAATAATAAAAGTAGTTGCTGGAGAATCAACAGACATGGAAATAAATGAACTTGCGGTAGGGACTGGAACAAATGCGCCAGCTGCTACAGATACACAATTACAGACAGAAGTATATCGGACAAGCAAAACGGATCAAAATAGCACAGATACAGGACAATATACGACCGAATTTGTATTAAATGGAACTGAATACGCTGGTGCAATAAATGAAGTTGGCATTTTTGCTGGTGCTGATGCTCTTGCTTGGGGTGGTGGTGCTGGAAAAGATACAGGACTATTATTAAGTCGTGTATTATGGTCAACTACTTTAGCAGCAGATGAAAGTATTTATTTTCAAAGAATAGATAATATCAGTTAGGAGGTGCAATATGAGCGTAACTTATACAACAAAGTCACAAATACAAAAACCAACAGTAGGTAATTCCTATAACACATGGGGCAATGAATTTAATACAACATTAGATCTAATTGATGAAATTGTAATGTCTAATAATTTCGCTGAAAATGCTGCAAGCCATAGCGGACTTAATTTTTACTATAAAAATGGTAGGGTGCAAAATGGTACAACTACATCAAATGTCTCAGCTTCATATGTAACTTTAACAGATAATAACACTAACTACATAGAAGTTAATTTAAGTGGTACAGTATCGGCCAATGTAACTGGGTTTACTGCTGGATCAATTCCTTTATACACTTGTGTTGTTTCAAGTGGAGTACAAGCAACAGCAATTGATAAAAGATGTTTTTTTCATCCAGCTACTAGTCAGTTATGGACTTTATCAACGGATAGTGTAAATACTGCTTACAATGTAGTTGTTGGGACTGGAACAAAGAAAACCTGGGATACTACTTATGAATATATACAATTATCTGGTAATAATTCACTGGCATATACTAAGACGGCCACAACAAGCAGTAAATTATTTATTTCAAATAATGTTTATTATGATAGTGGTGATACTAGATGGGAATATATTACAACTGATGAAGCAAGTCAAATAATACTTGAAGATGGAACAATAAAATTAAAAACTCTTACATCAGGAACAGCAGACGATCCATCAGTTTTAAACAATTGCTTAGTAGTCGATGAAAATCAAAATACATTGCTAAATAATGCCACCGCTGAGACTTCAAGCGTTGGGGCCTGGACTATTAAACAGGGTACAGATCCAACCACGTCAGGAGCCGATCAAATTTCAGTATTTGCAACAGCTGGGGCAAATAGCACTTTAGGCTTGAGAACTGAAGCAGCAGTGGCAGCGGAAACCGATGAAACTAAATTTTCTCATAAATTAGCTGTAAAAATCAATGGAACTGATTACTTTATCATGTTATGTGATTCTTAAAAATTTTTCTCTTTTTTTGTATATTATTTCACCAAAAGGTATTGCATTTTACTTTTTGGTATGGTATAATATATATATAGTAAGTCAATAAAAATTATTTGGAGGTAGGATTTATGATTAAGGTTAAATTTGAAGGAACAATTAGAACTATGAGTTTTACACAATACTGGTATATGGCACAGCCAAGAAGATTAACAGTTAAAAGATTTACTAATTTTGATTTGAAGTTAAGAAAAGAAAATAAAAAAACTCAATATTTTGAAAGACTTGATAATCTTATAAAAGAGGAGGATATATTTTAATGAAAATTAATAAAAAATATATGAGTAAATATATGGGTATTTTAGACCAAAGTATAACAACAAAACAATTTATAAAAGATTTTGAAATTCATAGTTCTGAATGGAAAGATTCATTAAATAAGTCAGAATTTAATGAATTTGGAAATACAGATTTAAATTTTATTGATGATGATGGTTATGGAATTAGTATTGAAGTGGATGAAAATGATAGAGTTACACATATTTATGACTTAGATAACTATTATGACAATGAAATGGAGATATAAAATGAAAAAAATAATTATTGATAAAAAATCTGAATACTTTGAAAGACTTGATAATCTTATAAAAGAGGAGGATATATTTTAATGAGTAGAATAACAATATGTGTAAATGAAGACACTGGAATAGTTCAAGAAGTATTTCTTTCTCAAAAGGAAGAAGATGAATTTGCTGATAGTACACCAGAATATATTATAAATTCTTACTTTTGGATTGGAATTGATAATAAGTATGACTTAGATGATTATTTATTTGAGTCAGAAGAACTAAAAAAGAAAGCATATTATCCATTCAGCAACCAAATGATAAAAGATAAAATTAAAGATTTAAAAAAAGGATTAGAAAAATATATAAAAGAATTTGAAAGTTTTTTAAATGAATGGGATGAAATTGCTGAAAAGGAGATTAAGAATGAGAAATTATAAAAAAAATGAAACAATAAAAAATTATAGCCAGTTTTGTGATTGGCTAGAAACAAAAGATTTGGATTGTGAACATGAAACTAAAAATTACACTAATGACACTATAGTAATTTTTAGGAAAGATGGAAAGTTATTGAATAGTGACACATTTGAATTTAAGCATGTATCACCACCAAAATCATATAATGTGTTAAAAAATAAAATCGAAAAAGTATTAAAAGAAAAATAATATAAAAATGGTTAGTGCCTACCATAAAGGCACAATAAAATTTTTTGGATGAATAAAAAGAATATAGAAAGGAGTGAAATAAATGAATTATTACAAACAAAAGTGTCCACATTTTAAACTTAAATGTGCTGACATGAGTGATCCTTATGACAAATGCACATATGACGGTGATTGCTACAGAGAGATTCATAATAAAAATAATCAAAAGATTGATAAAAAATTAAAGAGCTGGAGGAAAAAAAATGAGTACTGATAAAAGAAAACTATTACAGGAACATTTTAAATCTGAAGATGTAAAATATAGAATAATGCAAGGTGGAAAAACTCAAAAAGGTATTTGGGCAAAAGCATTAAAATATATTGATGCAAGATTAGTTGAAAAAAGACTCGATGATGTATTTGGATGGGATAATTGGGAACAAAGTTATCAAGACATTTCATTTATAGACAACAAAGGAAAACAATGTACTGGCTTTATATGCACTATAAAAGTAACTGTAGGTGATAAAGTTATTTATAAACAAAATGGTGCTGATTTGACAGACGTTGAGAGTTTTAAGGGTGGTTTGTCTGATAGTTTTAAAAGATGTGCTTCAAGTGGTTTTGGAATAGGTAGAGAGTTATATGATGAAAAAGAAGAATTTGTCGAGTGTAGCACAAAAAAAGATAATTATTTTACTGAGTATGCAAAGTTAAAAGATAATACAGTTTTTTACTGGCATATTCCAGGATCAAAAAGTAAAAAAGAAAAAACACAAGATAAAATACAAGATAAAACTATAGAATATAACGATAATAATAAAAATATTGGTCCAGGTGGCCAAAAATACATTACTACTGATACTAACAAAAAAGTATCAGAAAAGCAGTTGCAAAGAATGTTTGCAATTTCACAAAAAACTTTATTAACTGATGAAGAAATAAAAGCAGATATAAAAGAAAGATACAATTATAATAGTAGAAATGATTTCAAAAAAAATCAATATGATGAGTATGTTGATTACTTAGAGACTTTAATAACTAAAAATGAAGAAATCTCATTAAGAAAATTAATGAGCAATAAAGGAAAAACTGATGAAGATTTAAACTTTGTATTGCAAAAAGCTAATTTAAAAGGAATTGGATATCTAACTAAAAAAGATTTAAAAGATCTAACTGAGAGACTGAATAAATTGCCAGATGTTGAAGGTCTACCAATATAATAAAGAGTGGGTTTAATGTCCCACTCAATGAAATGAAGGTAAGAATTTTTATATTATCTCTTGCCTTCAATTATATCAAAGGAGGTCAAACAATGACAAGTAAATCAATAATTTTTAAACTCTGGAAACCCACAGAAGAAAAGAGACTAAAAAATAAACTTTTATTATATCAGTCATTGGCCGATACAATAAAAAATAATAAAAGTTTAAAAAGAGATTATAACAATTATATTAATGCTTCTAATTTAATTAGAAGAGAATTAGAGGAGTTGAAAAATGAAAGTACAAGCGTTATTAAATCAACTTAAAAATAATTTTGATGAAGTCAACAATAATACTAGAATTGAAATAACAAAAGTTACTAAACCTAAAGAATATAAATCTTTTTTAAATATTGATAAAGTTAATCAAAGTTATTATTCAAAGAAAAAAGTTAAAGACTGGTATTTTAATCATTATAGAAATGAATTAATAATAGAATTGGAGGTATAAGATAATGAAAGTACAAGAGTTATTAAATCAGATATGTCCATATTGTAATAGTAAAGTTATTATTAAAGATAGCATAAAAATA